TATGCTCTTAAAAAGTGAAAAAAATTTTTAATCAGGCTGTGATAATTTGAGAAAAAATACTTTTATGCACTTAAAAAATGCCATTATAATTTGAAAATCTTTGGAGATTTAATTTGAGAATTGACAGCAGACAAAGTGCTCGATATGTTAAAGACCATAGGTGACACGGCCAGCGGCCTGGGAGCTGGTTCTGAAGGAATAGACCGTATAACGAGAGCACTCGGCCAGATGAGAGCGAAAGGACGAGCACAGGCAGAGGAACTCCTGCAGCTTCAGGAGCTTGGTGTACCAGTCAACCAAATACTGCAGGAAGAGCTCGGCCTAACCGGAGAACAGATCGCAAACATCGGTAAAGAGAGTATAGAAGCGGCAAAGGTTATAGATGCGTTATTACGAGGCATGGATAAACGTTTCGGAGGCATGATGGCCAACCAATCCAGGACCGCCAAGGGTATGATATCAACCCTTAAAGACACTCTTCAAAACTCACTTTTGAGGCCCTGGGGACAAGGCCTGTGGGAAGGTATAAAGCCAGGACTTGAAAAGCTCACCAACTGGATAGACGAGAACCAGGACATCATCACACAGTGGGGAGAAGCCTGGAAGAAAGCCGGAGCAAATATTTCCAAGTGGGTAATGGCCAGAGTGGACAACTTAAGAAACAGCATACAGCGCATGGTTAACTCCCAGGAATGGAAGGACGCGAAAAACTTCGGTGAAAAGCTGAAGATAGCCTGGGACAAGATCATAGCGCAGCCGTTCAACGAATGGTGGAATTCAACCGGCAAGGCCTGGCTTGCAGACAAAGCCAGCAAAATCGGTGAAGGAATAGGAACTGCGCTCTCCGCAGGATTGCTGGCCATACTCGGAATAGACGCAAAAGGTGCCGTAGAGGAAGGAACCAGCATAGGAGCTTCATTCGCTGAAGGTTTCCAAAAAGGATTTGATGGCGAGAAGGTAGGCGAGGCGATCTTAAACGCCATAAAAGGTGTATTCAAGGACGCAGGAACGCTGCTCCCAGGAGGAGAGAAACCAAGTAGTACATCCTGGCTGTCTGCCGGCGCAATAGCATTGGCGCTTCAAAAGCTTGGAATTTTCAAGCTGTTAGGCAAAGGCGGCAAGGGTTTAATTAATCTCCTTGGGAAAGGGAGCAAGGATGGAGTACCGGCAGCAACAGGATCTCTTGTCCCTGACAGTTTCATAACTTCCACTATGGCCGTTACGGCCTCTGTAGTTTACATCAATGGCCCAACGATTGGAGGAGGCGGAAGCGGGGGCAAAATCATAAACAACATTCCAAGCTTACCTGGAGGAGGACCTGCGACAATACCAAAGCTTCCTGGAGGAGGATCGCCTCTTGCTTTACCGGGCGCCGCCGGAGCGGCAGGAAAGGCAATAAATACTGTGAAGCTTGCTAATGGCACATATGTAGCGTCAGGAGGTGCGTTAACAACAGGCCTGGCCAAGTTAGGAGTAGCACTCGGCAGCGGTGCAACAACTGCTAGCGGAGCTGCAGCGGTCGGAGGTGCCTCGATTGCTGGAATTATCGGCGGCATTCTTGGACTTGGATCAGCTGGTATTGATGTTTACCAGGGAATAAAAGCGAGCAAGGCCGGCAATAGCAAAGCTGCTAAAGATGAATATGTAACAGCAGGGACCAAGGCTGGCATGGTCGGCGCGGGAGCTGCTGCAGGCGCTGCCATTGGCGCTTTATTTGGAGGCATAGGTGCGGTACCAGGAGCGCTTATAGGAGCGGGAATCGGTGGAGCTGCCGCACTTTTCACCGGAGATAAAGCAGGAAAAGCCCTATCGGACGCGACAGACAAAGACGGAGCTCTGACAAAGTTCTGGGAAAACACCAAGCAATGGGCAAGTAACACATGGGACTCCATCAAAACCGGAGCTTCAAATGCCGGATCCTGGGTAGCCGAGAAGTGGAACGCAGCAGGAGACTGGATAAGCAACAAATGGAGTAGCTTCAGCGACTGGTTCGACACTTCGGTATGGACCCCTGTAAAAGACGTCGGAATATCGGCCATCAACATAGCAGCCGGAGCCTGGAGCGAAGTAAGAGACTGGGTAGGAGAGAAATGGAGCGATTTCTCCACATGGTTCGATGAGAGCGTATGGACCCCAATAAGCAACGCGGCACAAGCTGCAGGCGAATGGGTAAGCCAAAAATGGAGCGACGCCAAGACGTGGATCGGAGACAGATGGTCTGATTTTTCATCCTGGTTTGATGAATCCATATGGACCCCGGTAAGTAATGCAGCGCAGGCAGCCGGCCAATGGGTAAGCGACCGCTGGAACGATGCAAGGACATGGATAGGCGAGCGCTGGTCCGACTTTTCATCGTGGTTTGAAGAAAGCATATGGACCCCGGTCAAAACAGGAGCCCAGGCGGCAGGAGCATGGGTAAGCGAAAAATGGAATGAGGCCAAAACCTGGGTAAGTGAGACATGGGGAACCGTAAGCACCTGGTTTGATGAAACGGTATGGACGCCGGTAAAAAGCGCAGCACAGACAGCAGGAGCGTGGCTGGGAGAGCAATTCACAGCGGCAAAGAACGCCATAAGCGAGGCCTGGTCCGGAGTATCCGACTGGTTCTCAAATAACGTATGGGAGCCCATCAAGAACGGAGCAACCAAAGCATGGGAATGGGTAGGCGAGAAGCTCGGCGGCATTGGCGAATGGATCGGAGACCTGGGCCAAAAAGGCTCAAAGGAAACCGGCCTGACAACCAGCAAGGGCAAAGGCAGTATCCTCGAACATGCATACGGCGGAATTATGACAAAACCGCACATGGGCATCGTGGCCGAGGACGGAGCCGAAAGCCTTATCCCGTTAAGCCCAAGCAAGAGACAAAGAGGCCTTGATTTATGGCAGCGGACCGGTGAACTTCTCGGAGTCAGGGCCTACGAAGACGGCGGAATAGTAGGCGAGGAACCGGAGGAAATCCCAGTGGCGTCCGCAACCGGAAAAGCCGGCCAAAACATAACCATCAAAGTGGAAGTCAAGGCAGAGCCTAAATTCACGATCGAAGGCAGCGGAGATAACACTGACGAAAACAAAGTGGTGGCCATATTGAAAGCCTATATCCGTGAAATGACCGACGACATAGGAGACGAGCTGGCAGAGAGACTGGCCCGCATTTTTGCAAATATGCCGGTGAAAGGAGGAGCTGAAGCTTGAAAATCGATTTAGAGGGTACTGTTAATGAAATAGTGGAGGAAATAACCTATCAGGCTAAATCAAGGGCATTCCGTGCAGCCAACGAGCTCAGGAATTCAGCATTGACTGTCCTCCGGGGAGAGCGCTCTGGAAAGGTTTATAAAAAGCCTGGCACATACGGAAGCAGAATGACAAAGCAAACGAAGAATTTGCTTAAAGATTATGGCCATAAATTGCGAGGTGGACAATTATACAGAGCTTCAGCACCAGGGGAACCGCCTGCGAACCGTAGCGGGAACCTGCGCTTAAGCTGGAGACCGCAAACCGCATCCGAGCGAATAGGCAAGACCGTAACAATAAAACCGGCAATTACTACCAATGTAAAGTATGCTCCATATCTCGAAGAGGGAACCGATAGAATGGCTCCAAGACCATTTGAAGACCCTATTATCGAAAGAGCAATGCCTCGTATTCGCCGAATCTTCAAAGAGCCGTATTAGGTTTAACCTTAAAAGTAAAAGGGCGGAATAAAATCCGCTCTTTTGCTTTACTTGTTTGGACGGACATGTCCATATCGAAAATGCAGGCGAGAAAAGGCCAGATTTGACTTGTACGGAACGAATTTAAAGCGGGTAAGGTAAATACCCGTCTTGGCGTTAAAATTCAAAATAAAGGGAAAATACGCGCTTAAAATGCTTTTGATTATTCATGGTAGTTAAAGAGCAATAAAAAAGCCCTGTTTTTCAGGGCTGTGCTGTGAATATTTAAAAAGATAGTTTTTATACATCGATGAGCTCGATCTTGAAATAAACCGTACCTATGTACGTACCGTATGATGTAGAACTAGTAATTTGGGGCTTGAATTTCAGCGCGCCATATGCCTTCGGATTTGTGCTGCCATCAGCAAATGTTGCAACTACTTCACTCAAACCAGTTATATCCTCAAAAGAGCTACTGGTAGGCAATCCACGCAGAATTCTGCAAGATATTCTTTGTTCGTTTGCAGTCCCTTTATCTTTGTATAAATAAAAATTGCCACCGTTTTCGTATGTAGCTGCACCATCAATCGTAATCTTAACATTTTTACCGCTTCCTATGTCCATTTTATTAGCCGAGAATGTGAATCCCTCGCTATCATTGATAGATATAGAGGCAGGGATATTGATTGTATACTCGGGCGAATAGGTGTACGATATCGTTGTATTTGCAGATGTCTGGTTTGCAAAAGCATCCATTGGCGATATACTGCAAACCAGTATGGCTGCAAGCAGAAAAGAGAATATTCTTTTTATCATGGCTTAACCTCCAATTTAAAAATAGTTTTGGCACCGTTCAATTCTTTGATTTCTTTCATGCCATAGCATGAATAACTTAAGATGGCACCTTCGTACATTCCGGGTTTAAGCTCTTGAGAGAGCTCAATAGAGTTAAGGACTTGCCCGGGCGCAAGCAAACCGGACTCATAAAGCTGCGTTCCATCGGGGAGCATAATTGCAATTCTCATATAACAATTATTTTGTTTTGGGTTACCGAGCTCGATATTTTGAACCTTTTGACCTGCTTTCATAACTATATGATCATATCCCGGGATTGCTATCATACCGGAGGCACCGCTGTTATTCGATGATATGTCGACATCGGAGAGTGTCTGCACAGAGTCATCGGGTTTGGACTTGAGCGCATCATTGAAATTGTAACCGATTGCTGCAGCTACAAACAAAGCTAAAGTTATACCGATTGACATAGTTATCTTTTTTACGTTTCTGTTTTCAATGATTTATCACTCCTTTCAGCTGGCTTGTCTACAAAAATACTACAGAAGCTCCAGATTATTAAGGCAAACTGGGTGGGTATTTTCCTTTTTTCCATCTTCGGATCGTCGAATCATCTGCCGGGCATGAATCCGATCGGCCAGCCATAACATCTTTTATAAGACTGGCTTCATAATGCTTTTTAGGAGCCATAAAATCCGGAAGCTCAAGATGCAGTTTTACGCAGCTTGGACACTTTAGCCGGCGCAACCGGTACCAGCAGATCTGGCCGGAGCTATCAACGACATGGCGAGCTCTTGTATCATATCCGGAGAGCAGCTGGCCGCAGTCAGGGCAAAATGGAGCATCTTTATTCCGGATCTTATAAACCTTGCGAGTCTCGTCATATTCTACGGTGTAATTAATAGCAATGATCAGGATAACCACCTCCTCGTCCGCTGAACGTTAATAAATACGCCAACGTATTTGGAGCTGGTCCTGAATGTTACCCACCTGGTATGCCTTAACCATGGGAGCTGATTGCATTAACATGAATTCAAACTAAAGCAAGGGGAGAAAACCCATGGAATATGGAACGATACTCGCAACCAGAGGTGTAGCTGATAAAATGAAGGAAAACCCGGCATTTGCTCAAGAAGTCATGGCAGCCTTTAACCGGTACCGGAAAAATGACTGGGGAGACCTTTGCCAAGAGGATAAAGATCTGAATGATCTGGCAGCCAGGACAGGCGAGCGAATACTGGCCGCATATGAGACCAGCAAGGGAAAGATCTGGATTATTACCGAATGGGATAGATCTGCGACAACAATCCTCTTCCCAAGTGAATATTAGTGGCCATAGCTCTTCCATGTCATACAATAGAACAAAGGCATCAAAGCTACACCAGAAACACAAAGAGAGCCTCCAGGACTTTATCCCGGTAGAGGCTCTCTTTTTTATATAAACGCGGAATGGCTTAAGTATTACCACTGGGTATATTTTGAGCGGAATCTTAACGGACAAATACCGCTCTTATTTTATTTTAGGGCAGATGAGGAAAAGGAATATTCAATAACCTCATAATTTCCTTTTCAGACTCAAGAACGCGTTCGGCAATAAAGTCCATAAAAGGTTGATCATCTTCATGAGCCCGCTCCAGTAAGCTAATATACTCATGTCGCAAGACCGGTGGAATTATGGCCAGCATATAACCATCTTGAATAAGCGCTGTATTCATAAGCAACCGGGCAACTCTCCCGTTTCCATCTATGAAAGGATGAATAAATACAAACCGCTTATGCAGCTGGGCGGCAAATTGGACCGGATGGTATTTGTTACGCGCGGAGCATGCCCACTGAAATAAGTTTTTCATTTCCTCTTCTATCCGTTCTACTGGGCATACTTCATATTTTGAACCGGTTATAAAGACCGGGCGATCGCGGTATTTTCCCGCTTCCTCGGCATCAATACCTGTATAGAACATTCGGTGCATTGTAAGGGCGTCTTCTTCTGTTATTTGGTAACTATTAAGCAATGTAAACATGAAATCATAAGCCTTTGCATGTCCCAGGGCTTCGAAGATATCTCGAAGAGGCTTCCCTCCGACAGTCAACCCATCTTCCAGGAGGATTTTTGTTTCACTTAAAGTGAGAGTGTTTCCTTCAAGAGCATTGCTGGACCATGTAAGGCCTATGCGGTAGTAGTTTTTAATTTCATGAAGCAAATGACCTTCAAAGGGACGCTTTTCATCAATGGCCAGCTTGTAGCGGTCGATTTTTTCATATAAAGTCATTGATTAACACCGTCCTCCGAAATTACTTTCCGTGTGGTAATAATGCCGCTTGTTACTTCGCTGCCATTTTCAGCACCACACCAGGGACAATTTATGCTTTCTCGTTCTTTCCCGCCGGGATATCCTGCATTTGATATGGTTACAGAGAAGCGTTTACCACAGGCTATGCACTTGCATATATCATTATTGGACAATTTGACAACCTCCTTTTTTTAGTATGTGACCTTCTCGCCAGATGGCAGTATAAAAGAGCCCTCGTATTTACATCCGGCAGCTTCGGCAATTTTCTTTAATTCATCTACAGTGAAACTTTCCCGCTTCATTTTCTGGCTGAAGGCTTGCGGACTTTTTCCGGATATTCTTCCAAGCTCGGAGACACTTATTCCAAGCTTTACACATAGAATTTTCAGCTGTTCAGACACTGACATACAACCACTCCTTTCGATATTCTCATTATAAACGAATTTATTTAATAAATCAACGATAATATTTCTCTTTTATTGAGAAACGTTAAATTAGCCATTGACACCATAAACAATATCGTTTATATTATAAACAGAAATAATTAAAGGGAGTGATTACATGAGTACAAACGAATTAGTAAGCAAAGTTAGAGAACTTAAGGAGCTTCAGGCAATGGCAGAAGAGCTTCAGGCAGAGATAAATAGTATTCAGGATGCAATTAAAGCTGAGATGAGCGCCAGAGGAGTTGATGAAATGGTTGTTGATGTTTTCAAGATCCGTTGGAAGGTTGTAAAAAGTAGCCGCTTTGATACAGCAGCATTTAAGGCTACACACGCCGAGCTATATAAGCAATACATGAAGGAAACGGAAACCCGCCGCTTCACGGTGGCATAAGAAAAGCCCCTTACATCAGCACCCGACTAAAAGTTTGATGTAAAGAGCTTCGCACAGACCAACCGGAGCGGTCTTGTACTAAGATTATACCAGACCCGCTCCAATAGTTCAATTTATAACTAACATAAAGCCAGCACCGGAAGCCTACAGGCAAAAGAAAACTGGATCAGCAGAGACAACCCAACCACAAACGGCACCTTAACAGGTGCCAAGCCCGCAAGCCTGCCGCCTCCCCGCGGCGCGGGTGGATAACCAACCAAGAGCAGGCATAAGAAGCATACCTTAAGGGGACGACCCAACCACATAAATTGATATAGGGGGTAAAAAGACATGGCCAAAATAGTAAGCTTGCAATCAGCTATTACAGAGCAGCCAAAGGTAAGGTACATAATCACGATTGACGAGGACGAAACACCGGTATATGTAGCACGAGAACTTAAGCCAGGAGTAATCACCATCATGATCACAGCCAGGACACCGGAGGAAGCCGAGTCAATGAGAAAAGAAGCTGCAGCTATCGCAAAGCAGCAACATAAGGACATTACACCGGCGCCTATTGGAAACCTAACAAAATCAAGGACTTTCAAAAAGCACCAGATTAGCCTCATGCAAGTATGAGAAAAGCACAGTACAAGCCGGGCCTATTACCTTTAACCTATTACCTTTTACCTTTTACCTATCACCGACTAATACCAGGAAGGGAGGAATAAACAGATGATGAACAAATCAAAGATCGAGTGGTGTGGCTTCACCTGGAACCCGGTTACCGGTTGCCGGCACGGATGCTCATACTGCTACGCGGCGAAACAGGCAAAGCGCTTCTCCGGAGACGTGAGGATCAACAAAGGATCCAGCCAGCTCCGGAAGGATGAAAACGGACTTTATATCCTGGATAACCCATTCAAAAACCAGACAGGCAAGGTTATACCGGACCCGGTAGGATTTGAACCGATTATGCACAAATACCGCCTGGCCATGCCGGCGCAAAAGAAGAAACCAGCGAACATTTTCGTTTGCAGCTTGGGGGATCTGTTCGGACCTTGGATACCGGATATTTGGATAGAGGAAGTATTCAGGGCCTGTGAAGCAGCGCCATGGCATAATTACCTTTTTATGACGAGATACCCGCAAAGATATGAACAGATGAGCTCCATAGGACTACTTCCACGCTCCGGAAACTTTTGGTACGGGACGACCATCACCAGGAACACTGACCTTGATCGGATAGTATTTCTCCCCAGGAAGCAGCATAAACAATTCATCAATATAGAACCGCTCCTGGAGGAGATAGACATAAGAGACACAGACTTCATGGACTGGATCATTATCGGAGCCGAGACCGGCAACAGGCGGGACAAAGTAAAACCGAAGCGGGAATGGATAGAGACAATCGTCACTGCAGCCAGAGCTGCCGAAATTCCGGTCTTTATGAATAGCAGCAAAGAGCTGGAGAAAGTCTGGGGCAGGGATTTAATACAGGAGTTCCCTGCAGGACTGATACGGCCGGATGATAAACCAATCCCGCACTGCAAGAAGTGTGAGCACTGCAAAATAACCCCGGAAGGGAAGCGAGGGAGCCGTCACGATTGCATGAAGGCAGGCAAGCACATACCAGGAAGGTATGCAAGGACCAGCCCGCCTTGGTGCCCGCTCCGGAACGAATAATAAACGAGGAGGAATGAAGGATGAAAAAGAACATTTATCAATTAGCCGCATTTTTACAGGATGAGAACAACACTGGAAGCATATCAGCTGCAGATCTGCAGGAAGACATCGAACTGCTCAAAGAGGAAATCATATCGTCATTGGCAGACAGAATAGGCAAAGCTGCAGCAGAGGATATGGTAAGTAACCTTACAACTTCTGTGTATGACCAGGGCTATATCGATGGAATCAGAGCGGGCGCGCAGCTGATAAGACTAATTACTGGAGACGCCGATACCATCAAAATAACGGCTTAATAATTGAAGAGGAGGCCAACGAGATGAACAAAGCGTATATATCACAGGTTTTTCAAAGGCAGATGGAGCAAATGTGCAATATAAAGAACCTCATTTTTGACAATGATGCCATGGGAGAGCTCCCGCCATTAACCAGGTTATTATTTGCAGGCCTCTGGACCATGGTCGATGATAAGGGACGCATGGAGGACAATCCCAGGAAGATTAAGAAGGTTATAATGGGATATGACGACGTGAGCGCCGGCCAGGTTGATGAAATGCTGCAGAGCCTGCACGATAGATGCTTTATCATGCGATACAGCGTAAACGGCAGCAATTACATTCAGGTAAATAACTTTAATAAATACAGGAACCCGCAGCTTTATAGAAGTTGCAGCCAAATACCAGCGCCAGAGCTTCAATAGGTATTTTAATCAGGTTTATGATGTAGTATAATAGCAAAATACAGGGCACTTAATGAGCACCGGAAAGGCACAATAAAAGCACAGTAATAGCACAGTGCCAATACGGTGCAAAGTGCTTATTTTCAGGAAAAGGAGGTAACAAAGATCATGGATAGACAAGCCGTTTATATATACAAGCTTCCGGATGAGGAAAGCTTCACCGGCATAGCTCTTGATGTACACATGCACAAAGGGAACCTCCGCTATTTTGATACCAATAGAGGCCATGAGATCCCGGGAAAGATTATAGAGGAGACCGAGAAGGGATTTGCCTTCATATCTGAAGGATACATGCCGGGAGAATGGCAGTTCAAGGTATTAACTATTGAAGAGTTCAAGCGCAAATATTACAAGCTGGTCGAAGGAGGGCAGACGCTGGCGGCCAAGATAAATACCACAGAGGATCTTCACCAATGGTACCGGAGGGAGTTCATAATTTAAACTGTATTTAAGCATAAACCGTGGTAGCAAAATGGCAGCAAAAAATTTTTTAAACTATAAAAATGGCAATAATTTTGATAATATGAATAATAGAAATAGCAGAAAACAATAGGAATAACGACGAATAAAACTTTAACAATTGAGTGGGAATAAAAATCCGAACATTATTTTAATTTTTTATTAAAAAATTCGCAAATGAGGTTGACTAATATTAAAAAAGTTGATAAGATATAAGTGTGACAATTGAATAAAAAGCACTCATATAATCTCGAGAATATGGCTCGAGAGTCTCTACCGAACAACCGTAAATTGTTCGACTATGAG